GACAACTCGTTCGAGGTGGAAAAGAAACGCAACAAGAACCTATTTAAAAAGACGGTTACAATTAAGTTAGCCAACCAAGACAAGGTAAATATATGAACGTAAGAATACAACTTGAGACGGGCTACCTTGACGTGAAGGAGGGGACTGCCTTCCCTTTAAACTTTGGTGTAGCTGATATTCGTGACGTGAGTAAAAAGTCGGGTGCATTCTCAAAGACCATCACGCTGACGGGTACGGACAACAACCATAACTTACTCAACCATTACTACGACGTAAACATTCAAGCGGGTACGTTTAACATAAACAAACTAACTCGATGTAGCGTAATTCAAAACGGACTTCCCGTACTTGAGTCGGGCTACCTTCAACTGATATCAATCAACAAGTCTCAAGTCACAGCTGACTACGAAAATGAAGTTGAATACGAGGTGTTAATTAAAGATGAATCGAGTGACTTTTTCACAAAGTTAGGGAATAACGAACTTACTAACCTTGACTTTAGCGACCTTAATCACGAGTACCGGGCAGAGAATGTAATTGCCTCTTACGCACACACCCAAGCGGATGGGTACAAATATCTATTACCTTTTAAGGATAGCAACGACTACCTCCTTCAAGAAATGAAGCCTGCCATCTACGCAAAGACTTACTTTGATCGTATCTTCAGCAACGCAGGATTTTCGTATACATGGGAGACGCTGACGGATGCACACTTCGACAAGTTAATTATTCCGTTCAATGGTGAAGGTGACTTAGTAGATTACAACGATTACTTAGTTAAAGCGGACACAACACTAAACGTAACGGGAGGCGAGACAACATACAGCGATGACCTTGTAGGATGGACTGAGACGCAAGACAACTTTAGTTTATTCAATCCAACTACGGGAACTTACGACGTTCCTTTGAACTTACAAGGCGGAGAAAATATAGCGTTTGAATTTACCTTCACGGCAGACATTTACTTTACTAACCCAATAGCAAATACTCTGACTTACTTTGGTGCTGATTCTTCCACACCTCCCGTTTTTGCTTTGTATTTAAACGGCACGTTTTATACAATTGGTTTTTCAAGTAGTGCCATTTCATTTACCTATGGTGACACACTTACTACGGGTGTAAATAACATGGGTACAATTACGGGTACGATAACTATTTTATTGGGTAACGTAATCACTACCGATGCAATTACTTTAAAAGGTGGTTTATCATTTGCTGACAACTACGGAAATTGGCAAGACACGACTACATTTACGCCCATACCAATTACAACGGAAATAGATTTTACTTCGATTTCTATGAGGGTCTTACCTTCGTCAAACATTCTCGGTTATGGTGCATTGATTGACATGAATAACGCAGTTCCTAACAAGGTAAAACAAGCGGACTTCATCAAGTCAATTTTCACGATGTACAACCTTTACACCGAGCAAGACAACGAAGTGCCTAACAACTTGGTGTTAATGCACCGAGACGACTACTACGACAGCGGTCAAGAAATAGATTGGACTTATAAACTCGCAAAGGACAAAGACCAAGCCTTGCAATTCTTACCCGAGCTGAGCGCAAAGAAATTAATCCTTACTTACAAGCAAGACGGAGACGACCCAAACAAAACGTACTTCGAGGCCACAAAAGAGATCTACGGCCAACTTGAGTTTATCTTTGACAACGAGTACGTAAAAGGAATAGACACAAAAGAAATAACCTTTAGTCCGACACCAATAGGACAAAGCACATTCAACGCATACCTTCCTTTATTATCAGGTGCGCCAAAAGTTAACATAAGAATTTTACACGATGGGGGTGAGGGAACGTGTGACGCTTACAACTTATATAACTATGGCACAACGGGTGAAACCAACGTAACGACATATCCAATTTTCCACCATTGGGACAACCCGACAAATCCGACCTTTGATATTTTATTCGCACAACCCGACTACATGTTTTATGAGGGTTACAGCATTACGAATAACAACCTTTACAACCTTTACTGGAGACGTACAGTAAACCAAATAAACGTAGGTAAAATGTTGACGGCTTACTTTAATCTACGGGAAGATGATATACAAGGGCTCAAACTAAACTCAAAAATACGAATAGATAATAGTTGGTGGACGATCAACAAAGTAATTGACTACGACTGTAATGCTCAAAACCTTACGAAGGTCGAGTTAATGAGTGCGGACACTGAAATAGATTTAGCCCCATTTAAAAAAGGTAACGTCACCCCGACAACCGTAGGAGACCTTGCGAGTCACACGGGAAGCATACACTTCGGTAATAGTTTTGTGGGGAACGTAGTACCCGGTACGTCAGTCAGTGCTATCTACGGACAAGGTAACGTAATACAACCGGGTGTTAATGGTATCATTGTAGGTAACAATAAGATGCTCGACCAAACGGGAATAGTGACCGAGCGGATAGCTGCGGACGTGGCAAATATCCGATCATTAAACTTGTCGGGTGCTGCTGTATTTAATTTGCTCAACATTGACGCAGACTATTACATAACTACGGACGACTATTGTTTAGTTGCTACACCACCCGCAGCTATTACTGTCTACTTACCTTTGACTTCGGTAATAGGTCAAGTGTTGGTAATTAAGTCAACGGACTACAATACATTCCTAAATACAAACGGCTCAACTATTGACGGCTCGGCTTCGACTATTACTATTGCACCTAACGGAGTGCGCACTTTGATATGTGGCGCAGCAAGTAAGTGGTATTTGATTTAACCAAAACACGAACACATTACTTATTGAATTATGCAAGGCTCATTTAAAATAAAATATCCTACACGTTTTAAGCTACAAAAGGCTATTCAACAAACCATTACTCAAATTGGGTTTAATGAGTCTGGGGAAGGTACGGGAACGATGCACGACTCAATCCGTATATCAGCTGCAACGGGAGACCTTAATAAACTTTACGTTACAATCAACGCTATCTTTTACTATATGTTTATGGACAAAGGCGCACACCTTACAAACGGTGGTATTATTCGTCCGCAATTCATAACACAAAAAGCACTTGATAGCCCACTAGGTCAACAATTTATTTCGGATGCAATAGGCGAGTACTTGGTATGGATGCAGGCTAACTATCCTATATTGGATGTGGCTACTATTAACGTCACACCTGACAATGTCAAGTTAGAAATTACATACAATCTATTTGGTGCTGATGGCGGTAAGTGGAACGGAGAATTTGACTATGCTAGTAATTGGCATAATTTCTAGTCCTTATTTAGTTGCAACTCTTCGACCATTGACAACATGTTAAATACGAAGATTAAATTAAGGTCAGTGACTGCGTCTATTTTCGTGAGGTCTTGGTTTGCTAAGTCGTAAAGTAGTTTTTCCCAACTCCATTTACTAAACACCTTTTCTTCGGCTTCGGCTTTAAGGTCGTCTTCGTCTAGTTCGGTTTCCTCTTCCTCAATGATCGGGTTAAATAAATTCTCGTAGCGTTTCTTAAAGTCGTTAGAATAGTCGATGTAATTTTTGACTGCGCCATAAACCTCGTTTATACTTACTTCGTGAAATAATAATTTGCGGCTCATTATACTATACGAATAGGGCTCAAATACTACGTTACCCCACTCGTCCGTCTTCCAACGTTTGTATAATATACTAAGCAAAATGTCGAAATTTTGTACAAATTGCATAGCATAATGTTCTAGGTCGATGAACTCCCCTAACGTAAGCCTATCCAACGGGTTTAACTTTAACCCCTTCACCAGTTCTTTTGGTTTATTGGATGGCTCACGCTCAATGAAACTAACCTTTCGTGCAAGGTCAATTAGTTCTTCGGGGTCGAGGTCTTCCAACTCTTCGGGGTCCGTATCGGAAAGTATGCTAAGCGCCTCAATAGTTTGCAGGAACACGGAGTTATGGTATTCTTCGTCAATGGTGTTTAGTTCCAACCATTGGTTAACCGTTACTTCGTTCCAATTTCTAGGTAAATTCACCTTTATTCTGTTACTTCTTCGTTAACTTCTTCGAGTTTCTTTTCCGAAATAGCGGCTATCTTTTGCAGAATTTCCATAATGTATGGGAAGGCTACTTCTGCGTTTTGTTTCTTCATTAAAGCCACCTTCACTTTCAGGTGAGCAGGTGCGTAGTGTTCGGTTCTCGTTAGATCAGTTCGTTTAAAAAGTATGGCTAACGTCTGAGCGCAGAAATTGTCGTCTTGTCCTCGGTAGATTTTCTCAATTAGCCCCAAGTCTTTTACTCCGATGGTCTCGTTTGCTTGGTATGTATATTTGTCAATGACTAACTCGGTCACCTTTTCACCTTGCGGAATTTCGGACTTGTTAAATTCTTTGATATAGTTGGTAAACTCGTCGAGTTCCATTTTGTCAAACGCTTTGTCAGGCACACCCAAGTAGATAAACTTTTCAATCCACTTTTCAATGGTATCGAGTTCTTGGTTGTTCTCAATTTTGTTGAGTTCGTCAAACTGTTGGACGGTTAACTCGTTTAGGTGGTTGGGTATTTCGACCCCGAACATTTGTATCATTGCTTAGATTTTAATCAAAGGTAAGTAAATAATGTTTAAAAATAAACCAAAACATTTTAAGTGTACTTATTAAGTCAATGGAAGGACTACCGACTTACAAAATTACCATAGACGAAGCATACAACGACGGAGAACAACCGTTAGGAGTTGATGCAATAGCGTTCACGGCTAACCCCGCCGTATTGGTTAAGGGCGTTGCGTTCAAGTCACAAGCAAAGAGCCATTTCGCAGACGAGAAAAAGTATAGAATTACTGCACCCGCCATGATTCCAATGGACATTTACCGAAATGATACGGAGATGGGCGAGTACTACGTTCAATTTTCAGAACTTGAGATTGATACAATCTTCAAAGAGTTCATGTTGAATTTAAACAACCAAAACTTGTTTAACCTCGAACACGAAGGAGACAAATTAGTCCCTGCCTACATTCTCGAAGCGTGGCTTGTAGACAATCCCGAAGCGGACAAGGCAATGAGCACCTTCGGAATTTCAGTGCCTAAAGGTACGTTAATGATGACCGCACAAATAACGGACACCGACTATTATAACAAGTTAGTCGAAGCGGGTCAAGTAGGTTTTTCTATTGAGGGCTTTCTAGGTCTTAAACTAAGTAATCAAAAACAAACATATATGTTACCAGACGGAGAACACACACTCGAAGACGGAACGGTTATCGTCGTAAAAGACGGAGTAGTCGTTGAAGTTAGAGAACCACAGGTAGCAATGGAAGTCGAAGCATCGAAAGAGGTAGAGATGGCAGCACCAACCGAAGCACCCGTAGAAGCACCTGAAGAGGAGCCAAGCGTAGAGGTAGAAGTTGAAGCGGCTATTGATCCTGCGGCAGATGCGGAAGCTATCCTTGCAATTGTTAACCCTGTTTTAGAGCAGCGAGTTAGCGAAATTTTGCAAGTCATTGCAGACCTCAAAAACGAATTGACTCAAACGGAGGAAGCTGCCCCCGTTGAGGAAGTACAAATGTCAGCAGCACAAAAATTTAATAACGTAGTTAACTTCTTAAAAAAATAAAGATGGCTAAGAAATACAAATTTGACTTGACAGTTGACGCTAGTGCGTTACTACAAGCAAACCCAAGTGAGTATTATTCTATCCTTTACGGAATGGAAAATGCGGTTACGAACTACCGAGTTCTTCCGGGTATTAAAAACAAAACTAAAATTGCAACCGTAGTTTTTGATTCAGTTCTTGCTGAGTCAGGTTGTGACTTCAACGCTCAAGACGCTACGGTTTCTGCAGTAGAAATTGACGTATGCGCTTTGACTTCTCAAGCGTCTGTTTGTCAGTTCGATTTGGAGCAGTCTTGGTTGGCTTTGGAAATGGCTAAAGGTTCAAACTCTGATTTCAGCGTTGCATCTTTTATGAATTTCTTTTGGTCACAAATGGCGAAAAAAGGACACGAAGAACTTGCACAATTGATGTGGAAAGGTGACACTGGAAGTGGTACTCCTGCGTTGGCTTTGTGTGACGGTTGGTTGTTGCGTTTGTGTACAGCTAACGACTTCATTACTCCTGCTGGAACTTACGCTGCTATCACTTCATCTAACGTACTTGCGAAAATGGGCGCAACGTTGACTGCTGCAACTGCTGAAATGTTGGTTAACCCTACACAAATGCAGTTTAAGGTTTCTCCTGACGTTGCTGCTGCTTACCGTATTGCGACTGCTTCTTACAACACAACTTCAAACGTAACCACTGCTTTGTCTTTGACTTACCTTGATATTGCAATCGTTGTTGAGTACGGTCTTCCTGCATCTACAATCATCTTGTCTGACTATTCAAACTTCATCTACGCTTTAGATGCTGAAGGTGACCAAGACAACCTACAAATCGTTGACTTCAGCAAGACTACACTTGACCGTCGTATCGGCGCACGTGCTGACTTCAAAGCAGGTTTCTATGTAGTGAATACACCGCAAGTTGTTTGGTACGGAGGGGCGCAATACTGCTAAATTATAACGGGGGTTTAATAGCCCCCTTTTTATAAACCTTTTAAACTAAAAATATGGCTTGTACAACACTCGAGTCCATCCTTAAAGGGTGTGATTCAAATATCGGAGGGATAACTTCGATTTTAATTAACGACCAAGACAATGTAGTAGGTCCAATCGTTGAAGCTGCTTACGTTATTACTGACTTCGGTACTTTAGCAGACCCATTCGTTGCGTTTGAGTTCAGACGTAACACAGGAATGTACACGGAAGAAGCGGCTATTGACTTGGTAAATGGTTCGTCTTTTTACACGCAAACTGTTACTTTGATGTTTCACCGACGTGAAGCTGCGAAATCTAAGGCAATCAAAATCTTGGGTGAAGGTCAAAGAGACCTTGCACTTGTAGTTGGTGACGCTAACGGGAAGTATTGGTATTTTCCAAAGGCTCAACTTACAGCGGTTGCTGAAGGTTCTGGAACTGCTAAAGCGGACGGGTCAAAGTATTCAATTACGTTTGTTGCTGAAAACGAAAACCTTGCTTACGAGGTAGACGCTGCAATTATTCCTGACATTATCTAATAAGATAAACACGAATTGGAAGGGGGTTTTAATTAGCCCCCTTTTTTATTTAACCAACTTTTTCAATTTGTACTTATTAAGGTAGTATGATATACCTCGAACAAAACGAAAACAATACAATAGCCTTAACGCTAACGGAAAGTGCTACGATCACTGCGCCGACATGGTTGTTTAAATTCGTGTGGGAAATGGACGAGACACTAGCACCCGTTTATTGGGTAGGTGTGGACTATTCTCAATATGTAAACCGTTACAATCTTTTCTTTTTGGAGGAAGGAGTAGACGTTTCTTTAAGAATAGGTCAATACCGCTACGAGATTTACGAAAGTCCTGACCCGATAATTGTCGACCCAAACACGAACGCTGACGGACTGACGTTAGTTGAGGAAGGGCGTATGGTTGTCGAGGGTATATCAAATTCAATTTATGACTAATGGGTTTATTTGGAAAGTTTAAAAAAGACGAAAGTGTAAGCGTGGTGGACACGGGTTACCAAAGTTTTAGTACGCCATTTTTGCGTGTGCCTGAAGGGAATTTGTCGTTGCCTCATGTTGATGTACGTTACACTGTGCAAGGCTATGTTCGTTTCGGACATGATAACCTTTATCCGCAGTACATGAACCAAATGTACTATATGAGTCCGTTACACGGATCTATTGTAGACTTCAAGACCAACGCAACTATTGGAGGGGGGTACACTTTTGACGAGTCGAAGTTAACCGACATGGAAAAAGTTGTCCTTTATGCCTTTGGAAAAAAGATAGGTTTCAAAGACACGCTAAAGACGATTACAAAAGACGTTATTCTTCACGGACGTTGCTACTTTTTAATTGAGTTGAAAGGTGGGAAGACGCATAACGTGAAACGAGTAGCCCCCGAAAAGGTAAGAATAAACCAAACTAAAACTTTGTACGCTGTAAATGAAGATTGGCAGTTTCAAATGCAAATTAGAACCTTTGAACCATACCACCCAGAGTGCAAAGACGGAACGTACCTATACGCATACGAACAAAAGTCAGTCGGACAAGACTATTATCCTTTACCGCAGTACACCAGTGCGTTAAACTTTGCCTTTTTGTCGGGTGAACTTAGCTACTTGCAGAAATCGAACATACAAAATTCAATCTTTCCGTCGTTTGCAATGATGTTTCCTAAGAAGCCTCAAGGACCTGAAGAGATGCAGTTGATCAAAGACACGGTTAACAAGCTAAAAGGTGCGGAGAACGCAGGAAAAGCGGTTGCCTTCTTTGCTAATAATAAGGAAAGTTTGCCTGATTTAGTAAACGTACCTACAAACTCAAACGATGAGTTATTTAAAGGAGTTAGTGAATTGAACACCGAGCAAATTTGTTTTGCGCACACTATTGACCCTATACTTTTAGGGGTTCGTACTTCGGGCGCACTTGGTAGCGGTTCGGACATTAAACAAGCGTACGTTATCTTCGAGAAAAACACGATTATTCCTTTACGTGAAACCATTACGGATGTGATTAACGGACTTTTACGGGCGGTTGGGATAAACGCACACGTTGAAATCACTAACTACCAAATCGTAAACGAAACAATAACAACAGTAGACGATAAAGGTAGCGAAGTAACCAACGCACTCAACGCAATGAGTCCACTCGTAGCCACAAAAGTACTTGAGTCAATGACCATAAACGAAATTCGAGCAATGGCAGCACTTGCACCCGTACCTGACGGGGATGTAGTTAAGTCACAAATCGGATTAATACCACCAACAGCATGATTTATTTCGTAACCGAGAACTTTCTAAAAGTAAACACACCTATCACTCGTAACGTAGATGTTACGGACGTGTTTCCATACGTTAAGCCTGCGTCCGATATGCGCTTACAAGCTATCCTAGGCAGTTATTTCTACAACTATTTACTGACTCAATACAACGCTGAAGTTTTAACACCTGACGAAGTTACGCTAGTGGAGAAAATTCAGTTTGTGGTAGCGTGGAGAGCAGCTGAACAAGCCGCCTTCGGACTGACTTACCAACTTAAAAACAAAGGTATTCAGCAACAAAATGGAGACTATTCAAGTTCAGTGAGTCAAAGTGAAACGGCTTTCGTTATGGATCATTACGGACAAATGGCTGCTTTCTACGAGAAAAGATTGATTAACTATTTGCTAGAATACAAAGCACTTTACCCTCAATTCACGAGCGACCTCAATAGAGACTCGGACATTAAACCCGTAGGTGGTTGCGGCAATAGAGGTGACTACGACAACACGATGATGGTTATATAATGGCTGATCAGGAAATAAATATAAAACTCAACGGGATTGCACAAATCCGTTCGGAGTTAAAAGCCTTAAAGGGGGAACTTGCCAACGCAACCGACCCAAAACAAATGGCTGAACTCGGTGAAAAGGCGGGTGCATTAAGTGACCAACTAAAAGACGCAAACGAACAAGCTGCGGTCTTTGCTTCGGGTTCACGCTTTGAAAAGACGAGTAACGCTTTTGGGTTAATGTCTTCGCAGTTAATGTCAATGGACTTTGAAGGTGCTGCAACGTCCGCAAAATTATTTTCGAGTAACCTTGGGAAAATTGACGGAAAAACTATCTCGTCAGGGCTTAAAAGTGTTACCTCAATGGTTGGAACTTTGGGAGGTGCATTTATTAAGTTAGGAATAACAATTTTAGCAAATCCCATTTTTATGTTAATTGCTATTGTCGTTGGTATTGTTGTTGCCCTTGCAATGTTCGGGAAAAAACTTGGTTTTGTTAAAGCAATAATGGCAGGGCTTACCGCTGTGTTTGATGCTATTATTGCGGGGTTAAAGGCGTTAAGTGATTGGTTAGGTTTTACCTCCTTTGCAGCAGAAGACAGCGCAAAGCGACAAGTTGCAGCCATGGAAAAAGTGGATAGCGCACGAGAAAAAAACCTCAATGCTTATATACGTGACACTGATACGAAAATTAAACTCATGCAAATTGAGGGAAAAGACACGTATAAAGTAGAACAACAAAAACGAGAACAAATAATTGAAACCTCAAAACAGCGTTATCATGCTGCAATTAGGCAGATAGAAATGATGTACAAAACGGGTGAAGCTGATACCGAAGAAATTAGGAAAATACGGGAAAAAGCTAAAGCACTACGTGAGACTATTGACCAAACTTCCTCAGATGCTAAAATAGCACGGGCACAACAAAAAGCAGACAAGAAAAAAGCAGGGGAAGAAGACGATAAAGCCGATGCAGACCAAGCAAAAACTCAAGCGGACAATGCGAAGAAATGGAAGCTCGATAGATTAGCAGCGGAACGTCAAATCGAAGATTTAAGATTGTCTTTAATTGTAAATGACCAAGAACGTGAAATAGCTATTAACTTGGAAAAATATGACCGCCTTCGTGCTGACTTATTAACAAATGATAAATTAACAAGAAACGAACGGGTAGCACTTAAAGCACTATACGACCAAGAAGAGTTAAAAACACAAGAAGCAATCAATAAAAAATTTGTTGATGCCGAAGCCAAAAAGCAGGAAGAAATTAACGCAAAAAGAATTTCGAGTGAAGACGCTTTATTTGCCATGCGTCAAGCCTTAACAAGCAGTCAAAAAGAAATAGAAATTGCACAAGCGGTTAAAGATGCGGAAGATAAATTTGCTATTGAAGGAATAACGGCAGCGGATGAGTTGTTAATTGCCGAAGAGCAAAAGAAAAAAATTGCTGAAATAAATAAAAAATATACGGATGCAGAAGTAGCCGCAACACTGGCAGCGGAAAAAGAAAAAGCAGACGCAAAAATAAAATTAGAACAAGACGTAAGAGGGACAATAAATAATTTAACGGAAACCGCCTTTGCTTTGTCCAATAGATTTGGTAAACAAGACGAAGCAAGTAGAGAAAAACGAGCAAAGCGTCAGTTTCAAATAGCAAAAACAATGCAGTTGTCAATGGCTATTATGGACGGAATTAAAGCGGCTCAAGCGTCACTTGCTGTCTCACCTTTGACGGTTGGAGGTTTTCCAAACCCCGGTGCAATTGCTGCCTTAGCATTTACTATTAGTACGTCATTGGCAAACGTTGCAAAAATTGCATCAACTCAATACGGCTCAAAGAGTGCTGGAGGTGCTGCGGGTGGTACGCCTCCTGCGGGAGGTGGTGATGCAACTGCTGGAGGTAGTACGCCATCGTTCTCACTATTCGGACAAGGTAACAACCAAAATACTACGGGATCAGCTAAAGACGTAGAAAACAAATCGAACCAACTCACGGTTAAAGCTATTGTAGTCGAAAGTGACGTTACAAGCACCCAAAACAAGGTTAAGAAAATGCAAGAAAACGCTACACTATGACAAGCTACATAACACTACTTAGTAAGATAGAGCAGTTTTGTAACGCTCACTTGCAAATCAAAAAGTACGGGGGTGAATTTCGGGAGCAGATGCCGAACTTTAGCACTAAGGACGAAAAGTACCCTATTGTTTTTGTTGAACCCGTTAGCGACTTGGAAGACCTAAACACGAACCAATTTTCTATTAACGTTTATTGCGTTGACATTATACAAAAAGACCGAGCAAACCTAAACACTATTGTAAGCGACTGCCAACTTATTCTTAAGGATATGTACGTCTATTACATTAACGACATGGACGCACAGCTTGACGTGGTAGGTACTTCGACAATGACACCCGTAAATAACTTTGACAGCGACTACGTGGCGGGTTGGCAGATGAGCATAACGTTTGAGGTCTCAACTTATGGTGCGTGTGAAATACCAATGAACCCAATAACACCCGTTGAGGTAATATGTGAACCGGGTACCGTTGAAAACTCGGACGGAAGTTATACCGAAACCGTTCCAAGTGGTGGTTTACTTATATTACCAGACACAACTTATAACGTCTATTTAAACGAGGTTCTTGTAGCCACGGAAACGGCAGTCACTTTAGGAAATTTTGATATAAACATAGTATGGCAGTAAATATAAACATACCTTCGGAAATTACGCAGACGATCACTGATGGAGTTACGACAACAGCACCCTCAGAAAATGCGGTATTTGACGCTTTGGCTTTAAAGGCTAATAGCGCAGACCTTGCACTCGTGGCAATATCTGGAGATTACAATGACCTTAGTCATTTGCCCGTTATTCCTGATGTGAGCGGACTTGTTCCCTACACGGGTGCAATGGGTGACGTTGACTTAGGGTTAAATTCTTTAAGTACGGAAAAGGTTTATTTGTACGATGGATCTAACGACAACTTTGGGAGCGTTCACTTTACTGACGGAAATTTTCACATTGAGGACGCAGACGGACACCCTTTAATTGTGGTGGAAGATGGCTTCGTACAAATACACAAGTCAGCAACTATACAAAGTAACCTATACACAAGTGGTTTAACGGCAATTCGTGACCATTACCTCCCAGATGCAAGTGGCACAATTGCACTCACTTCTGACATTCCAAACATTCAATTTGACATTACCTCACCAACTGGTGGCGCAGGATTGGAATACAACGCTTCTACGGGTAAATGGATAGATGTAACAATACAATACACCATAGAGTTAATTGATGCACTTACGGTGAACTTTTACGCACCTTATCAAATGGTAATTACGTCAGTTAGTAACGTATTAAATGCGCCAACTATTACACTTCAAGACGACAATGTAGCCTATACGCTTGGAAATACAATAGCAATAGGAAGTAAAATAACCGTAACGGCTTCGGTTGCATCGGTAGTCAATCTAAACATCACGAAATAATGGATAACAGATATATAAAAGCAAGAGCAGCTGCAACTCCTGCGGCTGTTGGTGCTACCTTACAAAAGACGGGTCAAACAACAAGTTATGCAACTGGTGACGATGGCGCAACGCAACGTGGAAGGCTTACAAACTTTACAACTTTACCTTCAAATAATCCTTTCGGAACTACAAATAGATTTACGAATAAAACGGGAGGGCAAACCTATACAAACTCGGTAGCCTACGATTGGAGTACTTACAACGGCTCAACTGTTTTAGCTTATTATTTTGGGGACGCAAACACGAGACCTTGGGCAACGCAGTTAACGCAATACACGGGGTCAACTATTGACGGCTTAACGGGTTGGAACTTGTTTAACATTTACGAAGCCATGAACATAATGAACTTTAACTTTCCGGGTGGGTATTTATACAACTATGCACCTTTTAATCTTACTCGTAGATACATGTTTGTTTCAACAAATCAAACGGGAACAAACGCAATAAGCACCGAGACGGCAGGACCTAACCCATTTACAGCCGTTCAAAAAGTATCTTCACTTTGGGGAATTTGGGTGCGAGTGTGTACTGTAACTGGAACCGCAATATCTTAAACTATGACTTATCAATTTCCCTTCTTTGAAAATACCATAACGGATCCTACTATCGAGGTAGTTTATATTACGGACGACCTACGCAACAAAGCGTGTCGAGTGGATGTACTTTTAACAACTGACACCCAAGATTACGGAGTGAATTTAGACGGGTTTAAGTACACTTCGACTTGGTCAACTGAGGAAGTCATGGCTTGGGCTTTTGTCGAACTTACGAAATACGAGTTATGAAGTATTTAATCACGGCACTTGTAGCTGTATATTCGTTTTTCGCACCTATACAAGTTATTCTTTTAGTCATTGGTCTTGCTATTTTTGTAGATACGGTTGTAGCTATTCGGCTCACGACTGAAAAGTTTAGCAGTAGGAGACTACGAAAGGGGATAGTAGGTAAAATGATCACGTACCAAAGTGCGGTAATTCTTTTCTTCCTCATTGATTACGCAATGGTCAACGAAATGGTTAAGACCGTGTTCTCGGTGGACTACACGTTAACTAAATTGGTCGGGTTGTTTCTTGCATCTATTGAAGTGGTCAGCATTGACGAAAAGATAAGAGTAAAATACGGAGACGATAAAGGTTTCATTGCCCGTTTCAAGAGGTTTATTTCCAACGCAAAGAAGATAAAGGATAGTTTCTGATGCTTTAATCCGACTTTTAATATGTTTGCACGTATAATTTACACACTTAAATACTATTTGTATGCTTTTACGTATAATGTTTGTCCTATGTTTAACGTCTTGTTCAGTTAATTACCACCTTAACAAAGCAATTAAAAAAGGTTATCGGTGCGACACGGTTAGTGACACTATCCGAGTGAATAAGTTAGATAGTTTCCTCGTTTGGAAACACGACACCACTTATTGGGTGAAGGTAGTAACGTCAAAAGACACTATTATCCACTACAAGACTTCGTACTATCCAAAAACACGCTTTGAAACAAGGTTTGAATACAAACGTTTTAACGACTCTTTGCGTACAATTCGATTAATGTATAAGGACTCGCTACAAAGTGCTCTTAAATCGGCTAAAAACGACCTTAAACGTGAACGAGTAGTGCAACGTAAGTCACCACTAAATCAAATTAAGAACTATTTACTCATTTCACTATTTATTCTACTCATAATTTTAATGTTTATTTTGTTAAGAAA